AAGTGCGGTTGCACTAATGCGCCGCTACGAATGCAGCAAGTGTCGCGTGTACGGCGCTGCACACTACGCGCACACAATCAACGATGACGGAACACTGACCAATGTCAGGCTGTGTACCGCCTGCCACAAAGAATGGAGGGACGATGCGGAAGCGAAGCCAAGCACAACACGAGTTGCTGATGCGGATAGCGCGCGACGTGATTGAATCGCGGAGCGAAGTTGTCGTCTTGTATTCCCCCCGCCGTACTATCAAGGCACTACGCGAGCGGGGCGATTTACTGCCCGCTACTACACACAGCAACGCGTACAGCCTCGCCGCACACATCAGCGAAGGATACCTACGGCTGGCAATGCGGAAGCATTACGAACGCACGCGGGGCGAGGCACGCAAGGAAGCGGCCTATGAACATGCGCGCGTGATGCGACGCGCAGTGGATCGCGCGATAGCAAACCGCGTAGACCCGTCGCAGATAACACAACTCATTATCGTCGCGTGGGAAGCGGACGACAATTACAAGCAGGTGGTCGCAGCAGTAGAGACGTTGCGCGAACAACCGATTAGTGACGATGACGTAACCGCTGCGCTAGTCGCGTGGCGGCTTCAGATGCGGATACCCAACGCTTAACCGAAAGGAACGTCATTATGAAACTCTCCCAACTCGCATCCTTACTGCGCGTGACCATTCCCGCGCGCCGTCCTACGCTCGCGGTTGCTTCCCCCGGTGTTGGTAAGACAAGCATCGTCCATCAGGTGGCCGAACAACTCGGCTACGCGCTACGCATCATTCACGGCGTTATCAGCGATCCGACCGACATCAAGGGGTTGCCATTCCGCAGCGCCGACGGGACCGCCGCCGACTTCCTACCATTCGCGGAATGGAAAGAGATTTGCGAGACGGATAAGCCAACCGTCGTTTTCCTAGACGACCTTGGACAAACGCCGTTGTCCGTGCAAGCGCCCCTGATGCAAGCGCTGCACGCACGCCGCGTGAACAACCGCCGCATTTCCGATACTGTGTCATTCATCGCAGCGACGAATCGCAGTAGTGACCGCGCGGGCGTCAATGGCATCCTGTCCCCACTGCTTGACCGCTTCACGGGTGGCGTCGTCCATATCGATTTCGACGTAGACGATTGGGTAGCGCACGTGCTGCAAAACAACGGCTCGCCCATTCTCGCAAGCTTCGCGCGCTTCCGTAGTGAGCTTATCAACGCATTCGACCCGGCAGCGGCGGCGGCGCTGAAGCGTTCCCCCACGCCGCGCGCATGGTTCGAAGGCGTGCAACCGCTGCTGGACACGAATATGATCAACGCGGAATTGATTGGCGCGCAAGTGGGCGAGGGAGCGGCGGCGGAGTTTGTCGCGTTCTATCAACTGTTCACTGAACTGCCCGACCGCGAAGTGATTTACAAATCGCCCAAGTCTGCGCCCGTCCCCGACAAAAAGCCCGACGTGATGTATGCGCTCATGGGGGCGCTGGCGCATGGATGCAAGCGGGAGAACGTCGCGCCGACATTCGAATACCTCGACCGCTGTCCCGTCGAATTCAACGTCCTATTCGTCAAAGACGTTGCCGCGCGTGACGCGAAGCTGATTGAATCGCCCGAGTGGGTTGCGGCATTCACGAAGTGGGGAGCGAAGAACGCGAAAGCGTTGGGGGTATAACATGCAAGCGCCAACACAAGCAGAAATAAAAGCATTCGAGGATAAGGCAAAGCACGCGTTAGGAATCGCGGTAACCGACCTTATCCTTGACTTCCCGTTCTACGCAACGCTTGTCCTCCATCTACAGCGCGTAGTCGCGTGGGACATTCCCACGATGGCGACCGATGGGAAACGCCTCTACTACAACCCATCTTTCGTCACGCAACTCCCGCGCGCGGAGTTGCTCGGCGTGCTATGCCACGAAGGTTGTCACGTCGCCAACCTGCATTGCTTGCGGCGCGAGGGGCGCGACCCGTCGGCGTGGAATATCGCGTGCGATCACGTCGTTAACTACTTGGTCGCGGAGCTTGCGCGGTTGAAATTGCCGCAAGGTTGTATCCCGCCGATTAACGACACGCCCGAACGGTTGTACAAACAACCGCCGCCGTGTCCGCAATGCGGCGGGCAAAACGGCCAGCACAACCCGGGATGCAGCAAGCCCGGCCCCGATTACGGTTGCGGCGGCGTAATGGATGCGATCGATGAACAGGGGAAGCCGTTGACCGGGGCAGCGAAGCAAGAGGCGATCGCCGATACAAAGCTGCGTGTCAAGCGGGCGCTGAATGCAGCGAAGGCGGCGGGGAAACTTCCGGCGGGCATGGAGCGTCACTTTGACGACGTGCTTGCTCCCGTTCTCCCGTGGCGGGAGTTGCTCGCGCGTTTCATTAGCGACGTAACGCGCGACGACTATTCATGGAGACAACCCAACCGCCGCTACATGGCATCGCACGATGTCTACTTGCCTAGTGCGCGCATGCCGCGCGTCGCGCGCATCATCTTTGCTGTCGATACAAGCGGTAGCATGACCGATGCGTTGATACAGAAGGCGGTCGCGGAAGTTAACGGCTGTCTGCAAGCTGCGGCGAGCATGGGACGCGCAACGCTTACCGTCGCGTGGTGTGATACGGAATTGCACGAACAGGATATCGAGAACGTCGCGCAGTGTCGGCCTAAAGGCGGTGGTGGTACGTCGTACGTAGAAGTGATTGACCACTACCGGAAGGAAGATGTAGTCGCGGTCATCTACTTGACGGACGGGTATTGCAGTGACTTCACCCGCGAGCAAGAGTCGCCCGACTACGCGGTATTGTGGCTGTTGATCGAAGGGCATAACGACAGTTTTGCGCCGCCGTGGGGCGAGGTTATCGAAATGACCGGGGGCGACTAATGCTCACATCACGCGAAGCAACCGCCGACCTACTCGACACCATCGACCGCATCGTTGAAGTGTGGGAAGCTGTCGAGTTACAGTTACGTCATACGGACGTGCGCTACGCGGCGCTAATGAATGCAGTGGCTGACGCACGCGATACCGCGCGCTACGTGCGAGAGGCGACCGATGCCGAAACGCTCGAAAGCTGAAACGCTCGCGCGCGTCAAGTGTCGCGTGTTTGGCCATCAATTCAAGAGCGAAACGGACGTGCGCGAATTTTGCACTAATGGTTGTGGGTTGATGTGGAGCGAGGCGTGCGATTTGTATACTGCCTTCAATCCTACAATGCCTGCTGACCGCCGCCTAACGTTTCACATTCCCTACGTTACACAAACATGGAGGTGACACAATGCTTAACAACATTCTTGACCTATCACAGCGCGCATTAAGCGCCACGCTTCACCTGTCCGCATGGACAGGCCAGCGTATCGACAACACGGCAACACGAACGGTACAGACAAAGCACAGCACGGCGAGCGATAGCGGGAAGTTTGCCAAAGCGTTGCTCCCCAAAGATGCGCTTGCGGCAATCAATACCGCACACAGTCGCGCGCGCCAATCCTTCCACTACCTAACGCTTCCGTGGCTGGACGATGCGACGCGCATTTTCCCCGCCAGCAACCTACTGAGCTTCCGCGAAGAAATGCGGAAGCGGCGTGAGGCGTGCGGGGAAGCGTATGACGAATTCGTGCGCAAGTATCCCGAGTACTTGGCAAGTGGGCCCGCACGTCTCGGTGACCTATACCACGCGCGCGAGTTTCCCGACGCGGATAGCGTGCGCAACCTGTTCTCTTTCTCCCTGACCATTGCGCCGGTCGCAAGCGGAGACTTCCGCATTACCAACGTCACCCCGGAGCAAGAGGCGGAGTTGACGGCGGAGTACACGAATGCGGCGCGGGAACAAATGGGCGCGGCGCAACGCGAGTTGTGGACGCGTCTCGGCGACGTGCTGCGTCACTTCGCCGACACGATGGCGACCAAAGACAAGATTTTCCACGGCTCAACAGTAGAGAAAGTGGTAGAGCTTGCCAAGCGCGCGCCGTCGCTTTCGCTCGTACCCGACAGCGATCTACAACGCGTGTGTGACGATGTGCTGCGGCGTGTGTCGCTCGCGCATGCGGACACGTACCGCGCGGACGAATGGGCGAGGCAAGAGGCGGCGAATGTCGCGCGTGACGCGTTGCGGCAGGTGGAGAACAAGTTGGCGGGGGCGTTCGTGTGAAGTGTCCACTAAGCAGACACGCGCGCGGCGTTCTTGCCGCGCGCGGTTGCTCTCTATGCGGCGGCGTTGGTCGCATCACGATAGAACGCGCAACGCAGTTTCGTCTTGGCATTCCCGTTGTGTGTCGCGGGCCTGTCTGTCGCAGGCGCACCGAACCCGCATTGATTAAGCGGGTCGTAGACGTTCATGGACGCGTGTTAGGCATGCATGCGTTAGTGGTGAAATAATGCGTTGCGAGCTATGCCGCGCGCGTGGCGAAGTGTACGCGACGTGCGCAATCTGTGGCGGGACGGGCCGCGTTGCGTATCTGCGCGCGTTGTTCGTGCGGTTACGTATCGCGGTCCCCTGCTACGGGACAAGTTGCCGCCGCGATCCAAAACGGCGGCGTAGCGTTGTACTTACCCAAACGCGAAAGGTAGGCTGGCAACATGTGGACCCGTAGCGTTTCTCCAATCTGGGCGCTGCTCGGTTTCGTCGCGGCGTTCGTCGTGTGGTGGCCATGACGCGCGAACAACAAAAAACACGTCGCGTTGCTGTGCGGCTTGGCTTGTTGTCGTGTGAAGTAGTGACGCAAGCAATAGCAGATATGCCCGCGTGTGGCAAGCAGGGCGTGCGCATCTACTACAACATCGTTGTCTGTCGTATGTGCGTTGAAACCGTGCGCGGACATGCAGGCATCGTCGCGCGGCGATACATGCGGCGTGCGATGCTGACGCGCAGTGTTGAGGAGTACCGACAACTCACACGCACGCGAAATGAGAAACGCGCGCGGTAAGCAGTAGGCGGTAGGCGGAAATGCCTAACGCGGAAGTGTTAGGCATTTCTTTCGGCCGTCTACTTTGTCGCGTAAAGCACTTTGCACAAGCAAGTAGTTTGCGGGGCGGAGCGGCCTGGCCCACACGTGCAGCGGCAACATGCTAAATTTTTAGCATAGCGGGCGCAGCGGCGATCGGCGTGTGGTGTATAGCCCTCCCGGCGAAAAACCGACGGTTTAACCCGCTCTTGCCTAGCTCTGTAAAATATCGACATTACACACGACGAGTACTACTGGTGGAGGACTGCGGGGTAACTAATAGCGGCGTATGCGGTTATGCTGCGCTCTTAGGCAGTGGATGTAGTGTTCGGCTTGCCACGTAACCGCATCAATCCACCCGCCGCACGATGTGCAGAAGTGTGCATTGTCCGGCACCTCCCGCCCGTCATTAAGCAACTGCAGCACGCTGCAACCGTTTTCAATTGCCTCGCGTGTAGCACTAAACTTGCGTCCATCGCAACGCGTAAATTCGAACCAATCGCCGGGCGGTCCGATGATGGAATAGTCGGAAAGAGGGAGGAGTTTAATACGAACTTTGTAGGGGGTGAGGAGAAAGCGGAGGCGGGTTAGCAGCGGATCGTCGCTCATTGATCGTTTGACGCGCGTTTAATTCGTAAGCGGATGCGTAGCGCCAATTCTTGACTTGCTAATTTAAAGCAGCCCACGCATCCCATTCATTCTTATGTCCTGATGGTGCGCGCGCACACAACCACCGACCGATTGGTGTACGACAAAGGAAGTTTTGAATTGGTGCATTGCGGTCGCAGCAATGTATCCACAACCAATCATATATTCGTTGCATGCGCCCGCCGAGTGGGAGGTAGTTGGGGCTCTAGGATTCGAACCTAGGTATGCTGATCCAAAGTCAGCAGTCCTGCCGCTGGACGAAACCCCAGTAGTCGCTGGTTAAGCGACGAGAGCAGCCCACCAAGGGATCGAACCTTGCATTTCCCGTTTTGGAGACGGGCGTCGCGCCGTTGCGACTAGTAGGCTAAGTGGACCGCCAGGGAGTCGAACCCTGTCTACTGCAGTGCAAGTGCAGTGTGCTCCCGATATCACTAGCAGCCCGTTGTGTAACAACTGGGGCAGCAGGCTTCGAACCTGCAACCTCGCGGTTAACAGCCGCGCGCTCCGCCGGTTGAGCTATACCCCATTGATCGCCGAGTTAGCAGGACCAAAGGCCCAGCCGCATATCCTGCTCTTCAAACTACGGTGTCAAACTCGGCGAAGTTGCCCCACTTGGATTCGAACCAAGATCGCTTGTGTCAGAGACAAGCGTCCTGCCAATTAGACGACAGGGCAATGCTTACTGCTTCGCTTCGTAGAACCACGAGCGGTATTCGTGGCCCTGCACAAACTTCATGTAACATTCAAACTTGCGGCTGCCATCGAGCGGGGGGAGACGTAAGCGGTGGCGAAGAGGAATATCGTCCGCAACCTCCCCCGTACTGCCGCAGAGCGTGCAGCTAAAGTCAACCAGATGCTGGTGTAGCTGCGCTACCGTCCGGCACAGCGGGCACGGGACCACTCGCCGCCTCCTGTTGTTTCCGCGTTGGTCCTGCGATGGTTAGTGCCGCCATCGCGTTCGCCAGCAGTACAACGTGCTGCGCGACATCCATCGCAACCTCCGGCGGGTTCGCCGATGTGGCTGCGACGGGGAAGTCGGCGGGACGAGCGGCGACGATTGCGGCTGCCGCCTCGACCAATACTAGTTGCCAACTGAGCAGCTTCCGATTCGAATGGCTTGTCATAGTCTCGCTAGCTGGATTTGAACCAACCGCCTCCACGTTCGGAACGTGACGCTCTATCCTAATGAGCTATAGCGAGAAGTCCGCCGGGTGGGAATCGAACCCACCGCCTCCTGATTCGTAGTCAGGCGCTCTATCCTACTGAGCTACCGGCGAGTGCAGCCTTTCGCCCCCTGTATCCTGTCGAGCAGGCGATGCTCTAGGTCGGCCTAGACCGTTGAGGGAGCCACCGGGCAGTCGCTACTCGTGGAATCGAACCACGCACGCGCGGTGCTTCAAACCGCCGCTCTACCACTTGAGCTAAGTAGCGCAATCGCCGCTGTGGGATTTGAACCCACCATCTGAGAGATATAAGCTCCCTGCTTTACCCGAGTAAGCTAAGCGGCAGTCTCGCCAGCAGGAATCGAACCCGCGTCGGCTGCGGTAGAAACGCAGTTGCACTCCAGCACGCATGACGAGCTACGCGACTGGCGGGATTCGAACCCGCGCTCCCCCGCGTGACAGGCGGGTGCCTTAAACCGCTAGGCCACAATCGCAAACGGAAGCTAAGGGACTCGAACCCCTGACGGGTGTTTAACCCGCAACAGTTTTCAGGACTGCGCCCTCGACCAGCCGGACAGCTTCCAATAGGCACACGGAGCGTGAAGGATTCGAACCTCCGTTGCGTTAAGCAAACGCGGTTAGCAACCGCGCGCGATCAGCCTCTCTGCCAACGCTCCTAAATCGCCCTATCTACAATCGGCGTTAACTCCGGTAGAAGCGGCTTGTATACAATCCCGCTCGCGGGCCGCTTGTCGGGCGAAGTGGTGGAACCGGGAGTCGAACCCGAAGTGAGGCGTGCCTCGCCTGATTTACAGTCAGGTGCCTCACCCAGGAGGCGTCTCCACCATTACTTACCCAGCCACTGCGTGCCCCACCAAGCTCTATCTGTATTCGAGAATGGAGCAATCGGCGGTAACCCCAATCTATACGTTGCGCCAACTAAATCATCAACCTCTTGCTTACTGTTGCACAAATTACACGGGCGCACATACGGCTTACTACTTCCTTTACAACGCGGACACGTTACCATACGCGCCTCGGTGGTCAAGAGCCGAGTGAGGGAATCGAACCCCCGACATCGGAGTTACAGGCTCCGCGCTCTCCCTAGCTGAGCTAACCCGGCGTGTGTCTACCGCTCGCTGCAATCGCCGAGCGGGTACTTAAACTTACAATGCGGGCAGGGCGTTCCGCAAGTGGTCTCGACAACTGCGCCGCCGCATTGGACGCAGTTGCCGCTTATTACACAAGTAGTCATAGAGAAAAAGTCGGCAGCCTTGGAGTTGAACCAAGAACCTCTCGCGTATCAGGCGAGCGCGCTAACCAATTGCGCCAGCCGCCGGGTGTAGTGCTCGCTGTTGGGGTCGAACCAACGCGCTATCGCTTAAGAGGCGATTGCTCTTCCAACTGAGCTAAGCGAGCAGTGCCTACTGAGGGACTCGAACCCCCAAGAGCCAGTTTCTAAGACTGGTGTGTCTACCAATTGCACCAAGTAGGCGAGTGCTGCCTGTAGGATTCGAACCTACACTAATTGCGGTTTGAGCGCAATGCCTCTACCCAGTTGGGCTAAGGCAGCAGTTGACTAAATCGAATACGTCCGCTTCTTTGTCGCGGACTTGTCTCGCTTAACACGGAGGTGATGCCGCAGCTTCCACTGCATATGCCGCTTCTTACTTCCAAGCTTCCGCCGCCCCTTCGGCGCGCGACGGAGACGTGCTCTCCACCCCATACGAACCTCGACGAGTGAGTAGTACCGCCTATGGGATTCGAACCCATCTTCTTGCGTTGAGAACGCAGCATCCTAACCGAATAGACGAAGGCGGCGAGTAATGGCAGTGGTGGGAGTCGAACCCACTGAGTCCAGCTTATGAGGCTGGCGCAGGAACCGTGCCTGCTCCACTGCTATGCCCGCACGCGGCGGGAAGTGCTCACTGATGGAATCGAACCACCTTCGTCTCGATTAAAAGTCGAGGGCGCAGCCAATACGCCAAGTGAGCGTTACTCGTCGGGCAGTGACTCGTCTAGGATTCGAACCTAGGGTCTCTCGGGTGTAGGCCGAGCGCGTTGCACCGCTACGCTAACGAGCCAAGTTGCTCCAACCCGATGCATTAATCAATATCCATAAATTCAAATCCAATAGGCAAAACACGGCGCTCGGGACGGAGCGTGAACACACCGCAGAGTCGCTTGCGAGAATCGAACTCGCATCGCCAGTTTGGAAGACTGGTGCGCAACCATTACGCCAAAGCGACAAATGTGACAGCGACAATACCGCTTGCGAGTTTCGATCTCGCTTCTGCAGGTTGAAAGCCTGCGGTCCTAGCCAGTGGACGAAAGCGGCGTGGTAATCAGGTGGTTGGGATTCGAACCCAATTCTTTGGCGTCACAAGCCAATGCCTCGCCAACTAGGCCACGCACCTGTTGATCCAGCCTTTGCACGGCAGACTATCGTGGTGGATTCGAACCACCGATGCTCGTTTTGCAAACGAGTGCCTTAGGCCGACTTGGCGAACGATAGGCAAAGTCGGGATTGCGCGAATCGAACGCGCCATCTCCGCGCCCCAAACGCGGCGGCTCTCCATTGAGCCCGAATCCCGGGACACCAATCCTAATCAACCAACCCCTCTTTGTCAAGCGCCTCTTTTAGCTTTGTCCGTGTGTTATTTAGCCACGCCTTGCTATGATCGGTATTGCTAGTGGGTAGAGTGGCAAAAAGCCTCCACTTCACCGCAATCATGGTTGAAACCCGCCTACGTCCTTCACAAAGCGCACACTTCTCTGACGGCGTTTTATCATCCGCTATCCACAGCGACCCCCAGCCGAAGCAGCGCGGGCACTTCACGTCTTCTTCCACTACGCTGGGTCCGGGCCGAAGTGTTTCACCCGTATTTCCTCCGCCTGCTGGGGGGTAATCATAATCGGGCTATTCCCCGGCAGTATATGCAACAACCGCCAGTTAAGTGCATCAACAACCGCAACTTCCCCCTTTCCATCACAAAGGGAGCAATCTTGGTCCTGCGGGTCAGCCCGCACAATACTCCCCCGTCCTACACAACGCGGACACCTCATTACTTCGTCGCGCGCGTCCACCGATTAATCCCCCATGTTGTCGCCGCCGCTACCGTATCGTACAGCAGCAGTATCCGCACGTCATCCCCATGAGTAACCCACAACTGCTGAATCAGCGTCCCAATAAGCAGCAGCCCGTAGTCGCCGAGGAACGCCTGGTTAGCGTTACTCCGGTCGGTCGCGCGAATATACACCCGCCAGAAGACGGATGTAAGCACGGCGGAGACGACTGCGAGTAAGTATATCAAGCGCGCCCCTCGTCCACAACACCACAGAGCGCGCACCGCCGGACGAGTACATAAATAACATCGTCGGGGTTAGTGGTAAAGAGCGGGCGCGGCTCGGTGGTCCAAGCAGTATACACGTGTTGGCAAATTACCACGGCGGCTGCCCCTTCTGCTCTATATGCCGCAGCACAGTCGCCCGATCGAATCCAATTAATTTCAAAAGCCCCAGCCGCCACTCCAATGCACGCTTCTCCGTAACAACCCGCTCCCCCTCGCACAACCCGCATGGATGCGGACGCGCACGCCACAGCGAGCCAAAGCCGAAGCAGCGCGGGCATCTCACTTCGTCGTCCACGGCCTATTTCTCCTCGTATCCATGTTTCTTGTGGTGGAATTACTTGCTGCGCCACGGCGCATCCTGTCGTATCTTCCCATGTGGTGCTTCAACCGCATGCCGCTGCCCACACGTCGTACACAACGGCTGCTGCACCGCCTGCTTCGCCTTTACAAACCGCGTATTTTTCATCTCATACGACAAGCAGGCTTGCGTGACCCAAGCGGTTAGGCTTAGTGCGCGCTGGTCGGCAGCGGCCTGAAAAGCAGCGTGGTGCTCGCGGCGGAAGCGAATCGTTACTATCTTACAATCATTCATTTTGTTTCATTCCATTTCATTTCATTAGCACTAAATTGAGCACGATTTTGACAGTATTCCACCAGTAACCCAATAGTAAGCCGCTAGTGGCTATTTGTCAAGGGACCAGTTTCTAGCCAGTATGCGTCAAAATGACGCATAGCCCTTGACAAATAGACCACAAGTAGTTAGGATTAGTTCCTAATAGCGGCAGCCTCCCGTGTTGGCAAGCTCTCCCGTTATCAATACTATGCGCGCGATCCCGAAGCCCATCCGGCTCGCTCCCTCCTAACGCTTTGGGCAAGACAATGCTGCGAGGGCCAAATGGCCGTCTCGTCTAGGCAAGAGTATCAACGCCAGTACTATCGGGAAAATCACGATCAGATTCGTGCCAAGCAAAGAGCCTATCGTACTCAAAATATTGATAAGCTTAGAGCCAACGATAGAGAATCTTACCACAGATAGTATTGGGCATGGCGCAGAGAAATTTTTCAACGATTAGGCGAAAAATGCTGTCGTTGTGGATTCTCTGATTCTAGAGCCCTTCAGATCGACCACAAAAATGGTGGTGGATCACGAGAGTGGAAAGCACGTGGATGGAAGCATCTGCGAACGATTCTCGAAAATCTGAATGACTATCAAATCCTTTGCGCTAACTGCAATTGGATCAAACGTCATGAGCGCGGCGAGGTAAATACTCGGAAGTATTGAAAACGGTAGGATAAGCAATTGGCTGACCCACAAATCTTGCAAGATTTTACGCCGGTACTTAAAAATGTGTATCTGCCCATCCGCAAGAAAATCTTTCCTATAAATACTGTTCTTTTGGCGCAAGCGCGCAAGCTCGGTCCTGAACACGTTACCTACGCAGGTAACGACCTGTTCTTCGACGTGAAGGTTGAACGGCGTGGCGGATTCGTTTCGTCTGCAGCGGGCTTCCTACCCGTCTCGCAGATCGCGCGTGAAAAGCAGGGTCGCCTCTCCGTCGCCCGTACTTACGCAAAGGTACAGATTGACGGATTGGCTTTGAAAGCGACCAACAATGAAAAAGGCAGCTACATTAGTGCTGCCAAGAAGATCGTAGAAGACGTGATGGACCAGTGGGAAATCGAGCAGGAGCGCATCCTCCACGGCGACTCGCTCGGTATCCGCGCGGTCATCGGTACCGTCAACTCAACAACCCAGGTGATTGCATCGGCCCCGTATGGGATTACTGGTGCAGGCCCCGGCAATCTCCACCTCGTGGACGGCGATACAATCGCTGTGCTCAACGGCACAACGTTCGCACTACGGGGAAAGACGCAGATTTTGTCGCACAGCAATTCCGGCGACAATACTACATTCAACTACGTGACCGCAGTTGCCGGTCAGGTGGCGAACGACGTTATCGTTACTTGCGTTCCCGCAGCAGTAGACGCGAACGACACCTCGTTCGGTGCGGAACCGCACGGCCTAAAGTCAATCATGGACGTAGAAGCAGCGTTTGCAACCTTCGAGGGCCTAAACGACCCCCGCTGGACAGCGAATAAGATCACATCAACAACCGTTGACGAAACGATTGTGATGAAGCTGTTGAACACGATCCGTGCGCGTGCAGGCGTAGACTGGCGTAAGTCTCCCAAGAACATGTTGCTGCTAACCAGCACAGGTATCTGGCAGGCGTACGGCGAGTCTCTACTTGGTCTCCGGCGCTTCAGTGCGCCGCAGATGGAGCTAAAGGGCGGATTTACCGGCGTGCAGGTTGCTAATGCAACGTTGGTAGACGACCCTTGGAGCCCGCGCGGTCGGTTGTACGCAGTATATGGGCCGGACACCGCCTTCGTAGACCTGATGGACTTCGGCGAGATTTCGTTCCAAGACGCGCCGAAGTGGCAGCGTGTGTCCAACCGTGATGCGTGGGAAGCCGTGTTTGCAAGCTACTGGAACTACGGCGTGTTGAATCGGTTGAGCCAGGGAGTTATCTCGGGAATAACCGATACGGTGAATTACTCGCCTGTTTTTGCCTGAGTTATCTGCTATCCTGGCAATAACTTACGAGCTTTTCACCTACCGCGCTTGACTTTTCGTCCTGTACTGGTTATCCTAGTGGTAGCCAATACAGGCGGAAAGGCGGAAAGATGTACTCGAAAGAGCATCGACTCGAAAAACAGCGTGAAGCACAACGGAGATACCGCGAGCGGCATGCTGAAGAGTTGAAGGCGGCGGCTGAACGCGTCAAAGGCACTGAAGAGCAACGAGAAATTTGGCGCGAAAAAACTCGTCAGTGGCGACGACAAAACCCAGAAGCCAATTTGAGAATTCAGCGCAAGGCAGATTTAAAACGGTATCACGCCACAAAAGCAGCAGCATTTGAAAAGCTTGGGAACACGTGCGTAAGATGTGGATTTGACGATGCGCGCGTTTTACAGGTAGATCACATTGTTGCGATTGGTGACACTGAACGCAGACGCCTAAAGCATTTTGGGAAAAATCTTTGGGCCACCATTTTGCAGGATTCAGCTCCATTTCAGTTGCTATGCCCAACATGCAATTGGATTAAAAGAGTAGAGAACAAAGAAGTCAGACAACCCAAGTCCGATTCACGCATAACCACATCTGCACGTTCAACAGACGGGGCAGGGACTAAGGAATAAGCAATGGCATTTCCTCGTAGTGGTACAGTAGACACGCAGACGTTCAGCGGCACGAAGGATTTCGTCTTCGCGCACTCGTCTGCGCTGCAAGGGGCCAACATCGGTGTTGGCGACCATCTTAAAATCGACACAGTAGACTTCTCTCGCCCATCTGTCGCGCAGCTAACCGGCGCGCTCGGTGGAGCATCCGTCCTCCTCGACACGACAACTGCATACGTCAACACCATTGGTGCGGCGAGTGTTGGGCGATTTAGTGTCCGTGGCGGGAAGTTGTATAAGCTAGAGTGCTCGCCCGGATACGCATTGTTTTCAGGTGCGACCGGCGCACTCACCCTGCAGTGGTTTGACGTAACAACCCTCGGATCGCCTGTCGCAATCGGACAGCCGCTTCAGCTTCTTTCACTAACCGATGCGGGGAATGAAGTGACGAACGGCGATTTGTGGACGATGTATCAACCGGGTGGTGGACAAAACGACATCTTCCTGGTGGAAGTACAAATCACGGCGGTTACTGCACTAACAAGCATTGGCAACACCGCCAAAGGTCTTCCCACTGTATTGATTGAGACGTACTAACAGGAGAAGTAATGTCAGCATTTTTCAAGCATTTCCTATACGGTGTAGCAGCAGCAGCAGTTGCCGCAGCGGGCATGTACTTCGGCGACGCTTCCCACTTCGCCGGTCTTTCCGGCCCACTTGCCGCAATCGCCGTTGTCGTTGGTGGTGTAGTCGCAGGCGCGCTCGCGAAGCTAGCGGCGTACTTCCAAGGTGAAGCAAGTAGCTAAGCAGTGAATACTGTCGCTTGTCAACAGAAGTCGCTCGCCGAGCGAGCTAATGTAAGCGACTGAGGCACGTATGGCGAAGATACATGATAGGATTCTAGAGATTAAGCTGACAACCGCGAATGGTGCGCAGACGATTAACATCACTGCGCTCAACTACTACCGCGACCGGGGACAACTCGACGCGGCAAACCCATTCCCGATTACGTCCGCAAGCATCCCAACTGGTGCGGTCGGTGTCGCAACCAATCCGGAAGTGTTGACCGGCGAGTTAGTCCCACCGCCTACACACATCCGGTTCGTCGCAACCGTCGCAGCGTAATGCTAACGGTCATTCGGCACCGTCCAGAGCCGAATCCCGATGTTGAGCAGCGCATTCGAGCCGAGTTGCAAAGCTTGGATTCGCTGCTCGACATTCGTTGGTTTCCCAACGCCGTCTACAACCCCCGCCACCGCGATTTCGAAGGCCGCTACTCGCTAATCTGCAACTGGCCGCAGTCGGATAAGCGGTGGGAGATGGTGCAGAGCGGGGAGATTGGTGATGCATTCGACTCCCTCGGCTGGTTTTGCGAGGATATTCACGATCCAGAAAGTGTCCCCGTCGCGCCCGATTCGATTATGTCGAAGGTGCTTGAGTTACTAGGCAAGTGTGACAATACTCAACACCCCTGGCGCGAGCGGATGAAGGAGTTGGTGGAGAAGAATGCGAAAGTACGCAAACAGCGTCAGCAGGAAGTAGTCGATAGAGCAGAAGACATCGCGTCAACCCTATGGGGCTTCGTTGGCAAGCACGACGAGACGACTGTAGAGCGGTTGATAAAGGATATGGCGGAAAATGAGTGAAGCACCTCGGTTGTATCAGTTGCCGAATGGCGATTTGCATCGCGGAATGGCCGATTTCAGCCACCTCTCAAACGTAGAGGTGGAACAACTTGAATCGACCGACCCGATGAATCGTGCGATGGCTGCGGTCCTCGCAGCGGCGAAGGGGTCACGTGCGCTTCCCTGCCTCTGGTGCGGACAGACGTTTGATGGGGCACTGCCGGAGAAGAACATCCGGGAGCATTTGGAGAAAAACCATCCCAGTGTTGTTGGCAAGCAGGTAGATGCCCCTGTGATAATGGCCGCGTTGGCTGCTGAGCAGGAGAAGTCGAGTAAGAAGTAATGTCGCGCCTCACCGACGCGTTTGGCGCGCTCAACGGCGGTAAATGGACGATAATAGCAGCCGCGTTCGCCCTTGTCGGTTTTGGCGCAGCGACAGCGAAGACAGTTAAATCAGTTAGCGGCATCCCCGCGCAGTTGGCAATGCACGACAGTAACACGGTAAAGCTGACTGAAGCGGTGCATGAATTAACCCGTGTGCAAACAGAGCAATTGTGCATCACGGTTGCGCAATTGAGTCACGAAGCCTGGGAAAAGTGTGTATTGCCGTAAGGGGCGCGCGTGGCGATTACAAAAGCACAAACACGTACGATGGTGCGTGAGTACCTCGACGATCCGAACGGGAAGCGGTGGAGTGACACCAATCTCAACATCGCCATTCAGTTCGTTCTAGACGACTTGTGGAGCGATATGTTGGACGTTGCTCCATATATCAACTCGCAGTACCAACAAATCCCCCTCCCGCTTCACACGCCGGGCTTCATCGACTTGAAGTTGACCGCGTTTGGTGGCGATCTCACACAACGCTTCTACCGCATGCAGCAGGTTATCGCGGATGGACGCCACTACTTCCCCAAAGACCCACGCGACTATCTAATGGTCGCGCAGTCATTGACCAACGACCCCTCAACGATTCAGGCATCAACCGGGATTGAACAGCGGTTTAGCTACCAATTCCTCGGCGATCAAGTGTGGCTGCATCCACTCGGTGCAGTAACCACATTCGTCGAATTGCGATACAACTTCCGTCCCGTCGCCTTCAGTCAACTGGCAGACGGCACAACGTTGCCAATGCCGGAGGGAAGCGAGCAGTCGCTCGTTCTACTTAGTGCCGCATATGCAATGGGCAAGGGTAATGCGGAAGAAAGCATGCAACTACAGGCACTCGGCGAACAGTCGAGACAGCGACTTATGAATAGTATCCGTAGACAATACCACGGCATGACGGTGGCGTTCAGCCCCGAGAATCCGTGGGCGTATGGTGGAACATAATGGCGATTCCGCAGACTCCCTCGCAGCTTACACAAGTCGTAGACAGCAAAACCTACGACGCGTTGTGGTTTCGTCAAACGGGCTTTACGAATGAGCAGACGATTAGTGCGGCGATTGCACGTGCGGCAGCGGACGGTGTGCCATTCGTACGCGTTAGTGGCGTGCTCTTCCCGTATAATATCGGGCTAGTCACACTCAACGCCGCCGTCGCGCTACTGCAAGAAAGCAGCACACTCGCAGGCTACGGCGCTCCCGAAGGTGTAGTCCCCGCTCCGGTCGGCTGGCTCTGGCAGCAGTTGGATGGAATCGGCGGGAATACGTTGTGGACGAAGATTACTGGAACCGGCACAACCGGCTGGAGTTTGGTGGGCAATGTGTCAGCAGTGACTGCAGTTACAAACCGCTTCATCGACTGGACGGCGGTATGGTCCGGGATTAACAACGGCGACTTGGCAACAATCGGTGGCGTGATTGTTGGACTGTCGCGCACGCATCAAACGGCGGGAACGCCGACGATGATGCAGACGACGGCGGGTGGAACTTCGCCGGTGTTGAATGTAACGACGGACGGACGGCGGTCGGGGCAGTGGTTTAATGGTACAGGCACGAATGTCTGTATGATCTTCCGCCCGACAACCTTCGGCGCTTCAACAATCATGTACGTCCCCTTCATCGGGCCAACGTTCCCTACATCAACTGCCGCGTTGGGCACAACGTTCGAAGCGCCACAATTCAACTTCTCCACGTCGATTAGCGCGTGGGTGCGGAAGGTAGCGGGCGGGGATTCGTCAAGTTGCCGGATGTGCGTAGGATTTGGCAACAATACAACGGCCAATCCGTCGAAGACAATGCCGCGCGTGGGCCTACTAGGCGATGGAGCAGGCGGTTATCGGTATGGTTCGGTTAACTGCCCCGATGCGCAAGCAGGCGGAAACAATGCTGATACAGACATTGATGCAAATGCGGTGCAACCCGCCGATCTAGTTGCGCCCGGCACAAACTGGTGGCATATGCGGATTAAGGCGATTCCCGCGACGCCGACGAGTGGGGCGAAGATCGCCTGCTACCACAACTTCAACCTCGTCGCCACGTTTACGACGCAAACCAACTTCCCACGCGGCCACCAGGGGACAAGCGATAACTACGGGCGCATTGAAGCGGGCGTGTACAACTTCAGCGGCGATACGGTCGGTCTACACGTTCCTGAATTGATTGTCAGCGAGCTACGCTTCATCATGGAAGACGACCTAACAGTCTAATGAAGCCACTTGTTAAAGAACAACGATTCGACTTTCGCGGCGGACGCAACACTGCGATTAGCAGCGACTTGCTCAATGAAAACGAACTAGTCGATGCGACGAACGCCCGGCTGTCACAGACATACGGGGGGATTAGCAAGCGGAGTGGTTCGCGGCGGCTGCACCCTGGCTTTTTTGGTGATGCAGGCGTTGGTTTAGGCAATCCGCTTCCGGTAATCGCGGTGGGGCAGTGGGATTCGCCGGTTGTGGGCAATCAAATTGTCGCAATGGATTCCTTCGGCAATCTCTACTTCAAGCCGAATGATACGACAACGAATTTTACTGGTACAGGAATGGTGGGTGTGCCACCACATCCTTCTGCGTTCTTTGTCCCGTTTCGTGCAGCGACAAGTGGCGCTCCGCTTACCCTCTTCATCGCGGAAACGGCAACGAACCTTGCTGCTTTGTACAAGTGGACGGGAGCGGTGCTAACGCAGATTGACGGGATTAACAGTGCACCGCCCGCTGGGCTCCTCGCCGCCTACCACACGCGTCTCTTCGCGGTTGACCAATTCAACTTCAAAAAGACGCTCTTCTGGTCGCGTGTGGGCGATGGCGAGCAGTGGGGAACGGGGACGAAGACGGATGGAGGGTCGGCGATTGTCGGCGTGTTGAATGGGGAAGCGATTGTCGCGCTTGAGGTTATCGGTTCGTCGTTGCTGATTGCGACGAATGACTGCCTCATGCGCTTCACCGGGCAAAGTAGTGACGACATCGTGATCGCGCAGGATACGGAAGGCGTAAGTAGTGAAATAGGTGCGGCGGGGCCGTATGCACTAACCCGCTTTGAGAATGTTGCCGCCCTCCTCAACCGGCGTGGGGCATATGCAGCGACGGAGACAGCGTGCGAGCCGATTGGGGAGCAGATTAACCCCGATTGGTTCGCACTCGACCAGTCAGTTATCAACAAATCGGTGGTAGGATACAACAAAGGTCGAAAAGAGTTGTTGTACGCGGTGTCGCGGAGTGGCGATAACCACCAAAACAAGTCGATTTTCGTCCAAAGCACGCGGTTGCAGGCATGGTACGGTCCATGGACGTATCCATTCGGTATTAACTGCCTTTGCCCATATACTGACCCGAACGGCGTGCAGAGCGTACTTGCTGGATGTAGTGACGGCTTCGTGCGCAACCTCGACATCGGCACACTAGATGACGTGCATAGCGATGGAACAGGGGGTATCGCCATTCCAATGAGCGTGGAGTTGCCGGTGTTGCACTTTGGAGACGCGGGAATTACGAAGTCGCTGCAGCGGATGAAGTTACAGGCACAGCTACCCGTTGGATCGGCGTTGACACTCAACACAACATTCGATGATGGAGTTGCAATTAACACAGCAGTCCCTGCCGCTACGATTGGGAGCGAGCAAGACTACCGCATCGACCTTGGTGGACAGCAAGGGAAGCGGTTGAAGCTGATTTTCACGGATAGCAGCAACTTCGCGCCAACGATTAACGGTTTTGTCCTAAGCGCATTCGACATGGGACGGGTGTAATGGCGCGCAACCCCGATCCAAAGCCCGACCCATTCATCGGGAAGATGCTGAGCGGGATTGGTGCGACACGCGATCCCCGCCGGTTTGAGTCGAATCGAATGATTGGCGGGACGGAAACGCAGCAACGGGCGACGTGCAAAGTGTTTAATAATGCAAACGTTACCATGCCTAACACTACCGTCGTTGTTCTCCCGTGGAATAGTGAGGCATTTGATTTTGACGGGCTACACAATCCCGCGATTAACACGCGGCTGACTATCCCAGGAATGATTGGTGGAGGAAGCAAAGTAACAGGATTGTGGCTGATTTACGCGCACGTAACATGGCAAGCCGACCTCGATCATACAGGCGCACTGCGCGTGTTGAACATTCGAAAGAATGGCGCGACAGTTATCCGCGATTCAATCCTTCATGCGCCACCTGTCGTGGGTGCGGCAGTTGAGAATATGACACAGGACGTTTTTACCTACGAGTTTGAGCCGGTAGCAGGCGATTACTACGAAATCACCGCTACCCAAACCAATACCGGCGCGGCGGGCAACGAGTTGATTATCGGCGCGCTCAAAGATTCATCATTTGAGATGATTCACGTATGGTAAGCAATGAACGGATTGAAGATTACGTTCGAAATGTGCGACAACGAGATGTTCGTCCACATTTGGCTACTCGACGGGAAGCCGTTTGGGAAGGCGGCGGCAATCCGCGACTCTATCCCGACTGGCGCGTGGATAACCGTCCCGCCTGAGCAACAGCCGGGGATTACGTGGTATTTAATGCGGCACTGCGGTTTTGATTTTGTTACAAGCATTCCAATTGATGGTTCGCTGAATGACGTATTGCTGAAGGTAGACTGACATGGGTGGCGTGATTAAAGGTATCGGCAAGGTGGTTAGTGCTCCTGTACGCGGGATTGGGCATGCACTTAAAACCAGTCACATCCCCGGCCTGTCCAACATTGGCGGGGCCGCTGAGAATGTCGGGAATGCGTTTGCCGGGAAGGGCGCGTTTCTGCGCGACATTGGGAAGGCGGGCGAATCGGCAGCGCCGATTGCTGGCCTCATTCCCGGTGTGGGACCGCTTGCTGGCGGCTTGCTTGGTGCTGGTGGCGCTCTACTTAACCGTGGTTTCACGCCGGGGGCGCTCGGCGAGGGGTTGAAATATGGCGGAGAAGGCGCATTAAGTGGCGCGGTGGGTCAAACGTTGTTCGGCGGGAAGGGAATTGGCGGGATTACTTCGCCCAATTTTAGTGGCCTCGCAGGCGACCTTGGGAATATTGCAGGCAAAGTAGGCAAAGCAGTGGCGTCACCAAACCTATTGGGCAATGCAGCAGGCAACCTCGATCTAGGCAAGGTCGCCGGGCTAGGAATGGCGGGCGCAAACCTCGCAGGCGCGCAACAGCAGCGGAAGTCGGCGCAGAATTACACGAATGCGCAAATCGACTTGAAGAATAAGCTACTGTCGTCGATCCTCGCACCGCAGAATTACAATCTGCCGGGAACAGCAACGCGGCAGACGAATATGACGACGGGATTGGGGAGTAGCTAATGGCAACAATTAGTGAAGCAGCGCGCGCGTACCAACCGTACCAAGGTGGGTTGGTAAATTCAAATGCCGGTGGGGGACAGGCGAAGCCACCCTACTTGCAAACGCGGGCGATTGTTACGCCGAAGTCGATGGTTGCGCCGGGAGAAGCGATGGGGCAACCGCTGAGCAGCCCGGGGCAGTTGACGCCGAAACTTGGACAGCCGCCGCAACAAAGTGGTGGTTGGATGGGCGGTATTGGGGCAAAGCTGTCGCCGCCGAAAGCGCCGGGACTACAACCGCAGCAGCCACCGCCGCAGGCAAGCGTGCCGAATCCGAATGCCGCGCCGGGTGGGACGAGTACGCAAGCGGGGAACCCGTCGCCTCCACAGGCAGGGGGTAACTCACTCGGCGATGTGTACAACTTCTTCAAATCCGATTTGGACAACGAGCGGAAGCAGGCGATGAGTGGGAGTATTGCCGATGCAGCGTCGCGTGGCGTCTATTATGGAACGCCACTAACCGGCAGTGAGGCTGATATTAACACGCAGTATCTACGCGGCCTCGGCCAACTGCAGTCGGGGATGTATGGGAACGAGCAGTCAAATCAACTAGCGCGTCTCGGCCTCGCAACCTCGCTCGCCGGTCCGATGATGCAGGGAGTATCGCCGGGCGGAATTGATCCTAGTGTGTATCAAATGCTAGGACAGCTATTCGGGCAGTCGAATACACTAAGTGGACAACGCGGTGGACCAAGTGTGGCAAGCTTGCCAAATAGAGCGCCCGCACAACTACCGCCGAATACGACACACGCAGTTCCTGGGCTTAGATCGTAATGCCAAACCTACCGCAACTGCCGAACGTACAACTGGGCAACCTCGCTTCTGACCTAAGCAGCGGGGCGGCAAATCTTATTGCCGGGTTGACAGGAGAGAAGGAGAAGCAGAAGGCGGAGGCGCGGCAGGCGCGGCTGGATGCGATGTCAAAGGCGCTGCAGGAAGCGCAGATGGGCAATTTGCAGAGTGAAGAACAAAATCGACTTGCCCAACAGCAGCAGGCGACGGCGGAATTGGCGGAGCGGACGCGCTCTTCAACGGCGGACGAGCTATTTCGTCAACAGCAGCTTAACCAAGGGCAAGACCAGTTTCAACAGATGTATAAGTTGCACCAACGGCAAACGTCGGCGGAGGAGTTACGCGCGCAGGCAGCGTGGCGCGCCGCATCTGCTCGCCTACCCGCTGGGGTACAGTCGCAGCTACGTTACATGTTGAACAACTCGCGGGCAAACTTGGCAAATCTGCGGTCACTAGCCGAGCAACAGATGCAGGCGGAGATGAAGAATCCCGCACTTGCACAACTACGCGCCCAAAACATGGCACCCGCGCACATCGACTATGAGTCGCAAATTCAGCAAGCGCAGCAAGAGTATGAAGACCTGCTGCAGCAGATGAGCGAGGGCGGAGAAGCGGGTGGAGCACAAACGCGGGGCGTGTCGCCGCCGCCAAATCAAACGCCGGGGCC